TACAGGATTTCCACGGTGCTGAAACGTCCATCCGGCAGGGAACATACAACCAAGTCCCTTTCGAGGCCGGACCCTCATCTTCTCATACAAGAACTCTGTCTCGCCTTCGTCTAATTCTATATCATTTAAATAGAACGTCCAGACAAGGCATCGTGACATGTTCTCCCAATTGCAAACCTCTGAATGCCAGTTATGAAACCCGCCACCAAACGGTGGAGTAGCTTGAACCTTAACATCAGGTGATATAAGTTTCTTGGTTCCACGATACGCAAACGGAAACTCCGTAAGGTATCGGTGCATCATGTCATACTTGACCTTTTGCACTCTGGTATACAGATCGCTGTTCCCATCGAAGGTCAACCATTTCTGTTTGTCCTTGCGAGTGAGTCGGTTCGGCTCTTCTATTCGCACATCCTCTGCCTGATCAAACCATGCAATCAACGTATCACACAGATCATCCGGCATTGCTTCCGTATATGATCTTATAAAGTTACTCATAAGCTTTCGTTAGTTCCTCTAGAGGAAGAAACACGCCGCTGGTAAAACGCCCTCTGATTGGTTTTTCTAAACATAGTAATACTGCCCTGTCTTAGCTTGTGGGGTTCTACTAAATCCATACGATAAGAATAGTCTGTGATCGAACTAAGGATATTGTTGTTCTTGTTAGGTTCTCCACGGAAATAAGTGAAGTGAAATAGGGCATACTCTCTCACCGTCTTCCAATACTTGTCCACAAAAAACTCATATTCATCTGGACCACCACAATCAAACCATACCAGATCATAAGGTCCACTAGAAAACACATCATTCATAACAGCTGTATCAGTAAAATCACCTTCAATGAACTCAACAAAAGGTTCTTCCTTTAACATATTCCTACGATCTTCTGCTTGTTTCTCGTCATTTTCTAGACTTTGATCATCGACCACAACAAACTTAGGATTGTATGGCTTGTTAAGATACTCCTTATCACAGTTAGAGTCCCAAAGAAGACCAGAAGAATTAGACTTGAGTGCATCCAAGAGAAATGGTGTGGTGTAACCCATACCAATCTCAAGTATCTTTTGAGGACGAGTCATCTGTGCTAAACTCCTCAAAAACGGACCCGCATTTTCTGTGCCATATCCCGGCACATACCACTCAGCATGCTCCATTAAATAATCTCTTCGTCATTAGTATGCTCCTTTACTCCATACTTAAATTCAGTCTCAGCCGCAATATCCAGCTGGTGCATAATGTCCTCTGTGAAATACTTCTCAGGGTTATTGTTGATCGTCTTACCGAACGTCTTACTACCATCAGGCAACTCAATACGAGTGGAAACGCTCTTAAATATCTCATACTTCAATGCAAGGTCCAACAATCCATAGTAACGATCCAACCCCTTGTCGTAGGTCAACCGAACATCAACCATCTTATTCTCTTTGGTCAACCGACTCTTGTGGTTCTTACAGTGAACAATGTTACCGATAACCTCTGTACCGTCCTTCTCCTTCTTCTTGCTCAAATAAACAATAGAGGATGCGGCGTATTTAAGTCCAGAGCCACCACCCATTTCCTTCGTGGGAAACATACTACCCACCACATCGTAGGTATGATTCGTGACCACCATCGGAACCTTCGCTCGCCCCAGCTTCAATGTCAGAACTCTAAACGCTGCCTTGAGTAACTGAGCTCTTGTCATATCCCGTGTCTCTTTACCAGCCTCTGTATCCTCAACTTCCTTGGTGGTAGATAACATACCAAGCGAGTCGAGACAGAGCATCATCGGTTGTTTGGTAGATGCATCCTGTGCAAGATAATCGTCCAGAACTCGAATCGCCTGTGTGCGAAACTCCTGTACGGTTGTGACAGGCATCATGACCATTCTCTTAGGATCAATTCCACGATCAATCACCATCTGCCGAGTAATCGCACTTTCACTCTCGAAAAAGATGACACCTGCATTCGGATTCTTGTCAAGAAAACTCTTAACCATACCCATAAGGAAATAGGTCTTACCAGTTGCACTCTCACCAGCCAGTGCAGTAATCTTATTTCCTGCCAGACCACCATGTATAGAGCCACTCAACAGTGCGTTGAACACATACGAGCCAGTGTCGATAAACGAATGAACATCGCCTGCCTCTACACCATCATCGACAATGCCTCCGTACTCGTTCATTCTCGCAACTCGTTTTAAAAAATCATTCATTATTCTTTGTTCTCCTTTGCGGCCATACTTCCATGACCCTCTCTATATGACTCACCAAGTAGGGGATTTTTATTATAATCCACCTTGGTCATGTCTGTGTAATTCAAATATGTCATCGTGATATACTTTGCAGTCCCATTGATAGGAGGCCTCCCCCTATGAAGGTGTGTCCATAGAGGGGGAAAGATAAGAATACTGCCTGTCTTCGGGGATATCGAGACACCATGATGAGGGAATTGTGTCTCGCCTTCATCAAAGTCCTCGTTGAGATACGCCATCATAATCAGAATTCGCTTCGCACCAGCATGACTTATTACATCAACATGGTCCTTGAACTGCTCGTCATCGGGTCCACCTTCTCCAACACGATACCGCTTCACCTTGAACTCTTCCCATCCCCATGTCTTTGGATCAGGAAACATCTCCTTGGTAATACGGCAGTCCTTCAAGTACTGTATAATACAACCTTGAAACGTGGCCAATAGAGTCGCATTGTACTCTTTGAAACCATCATGCTCCATAGTATTCATACGAGTGCAGTTACATGCCCCGCATATCTTCGTACCATCAGGACGAAAACATAGGGACAGACTCTTCACTTTGTCTGCTTCTGTGGTGAGGGTAGACTCATACTGCGAGATCAGACCATCACAGAATGACTTGTCTAATGCTCCCTCGTATAGTCGTATGTAAGAATCGCTTGTCATTATATAACCTTTATTATATAGTAGAACCCCAGTTAAGTCAAGGCACTTTGCTGAGTTTTTGGGGGGCTGCACTTCGTAAAAACTCTATGGTTTCTTTTCGCCGCTCAGGTTTCTCACCCACTCAAGTTTTTGATCCTTTGTCCATTCACGCAGATAATCATTATCTTTATCAAACAGTTCAAGCATGTCCTCTTCATTCATCTCAACAGTATCAATGATATATTCGCCCATGTATTCTTGGGAAAACTCTTCACATTCGTTCATATTAACTGTATCGTTAGCCCGGTCAATAGCATCAACTGGAACTGATGGATTTAGTTTTTGTAAATCATCACGGTGCATAACGTAACGCATACGATGCGATGAAATGCAAGTAACAACGACATAATCTTTACTCATTAGTCATATTCTTTCTTAATGGTCTTCGATAATAAAGGATACACGCATTTCCATCCCTCTATTGTCTGAACTTCAAGGTAGTTACTCTCTGACCAACGAAGGTGTAGCCTTGAGCTTATATCCACCCCTATTGTGCTATGATCCTTGGTTGATAGCTCACAGGTGCAAGGGAACCTACAGTCCTGGCATTGCATACAATGAGTCATTTATGAAATCCCCATAAGTCTGATAATCCTTCTTTGAGTGCGGACATACTGCTAAACAATCTCCTAACTTTTATAGCGTAGTTCATTTAATAATCCAATCCATATTCATCCAACATTTCAATCTCTCTTTCATTTCTCATAAGACTAATAGGTAGACTATTCCACCTATCACAATAATATCTGCGATAATACTCCACACGATATACGCACGAAACAACCACTTGGTAATCACCTTAGAATACTCACTCATCATATCGACTCTCCTTGCGTTAGAAATTAGTTAGGAACCCTATATTGCATTTATAGTTTAGGTATGGCGTCCCAGTTTAGAGGGCCCCCTTTCCAGAGAGCTCTCAGCTGAGCTCAGAATTTTATATAGGAAGAGAGGGGACTCGAACCCCTCTGACGATACTGACCTATCGCTGCTCGTTGTGTCAGATTAGAGCACCCGCCGGATCGGGTCTTCCATAAATCGTGAAGGAAGGGAGAGGAATCGAACCTCTCTTAGTTCACCCCATGTACGCTACATCCACTAGATGATATCGCAGTGATGGGCGGCCCAGTGCCTTCCAGAATAAAAGAGAGAGTATCAGGCCACTTAGCAATTCAGCAGTTTACGAAAGCCCATTCGGGATACTCTCCAAGTTTAACTCTCCATTCGTTTCATAACTCTTGCTCTGTGTCTACCAAATTTCCATGCCATCAGCTTCTGTGCGTTAACAGGGGAAACTCTCCACATCACTTTCATGAACTTAGACCACATCAAATCAACTCCAATGCTCTCTTGTACAACAACATCGCACCATCATTCGTATCGAACCCATAGTCGGCAGCCTCATCCATGCTGCTACTCCCATATATGGCATCTGCAACACCACATGTCTTCAGAGTGTATGCGATACCAGTGGCAGTCTTGGCCCAACCTTTGAGGTTATCACCAGCAAACATCTTAATACCACCGTTATGGGCGTCTATGAAGTCAATCATTTCAAAATCCTCTGAGAGACTAGCAGTGTCATATGACCTAACGGGCGTATCCCGTTCCAGAAGTCTCTCTTCATTATCTTTATTATCGCATATCCTAGAAGGTTTGTCAAGGCATTATTTTCCAAATAACTCAGCATATTCCTTATCATGCATCCTCTACCCTAGTCCGTAGACTCCAGAAGAGGACGCCCCTGTATCACACTCCGATCCCATAGTTTTCAATTCATACAGGGTGAACCTACTCACGGTTTATCTGGGATTTACATTATCATCACATCAGGCGTGTTCCTCACTATATCTAATAGTACCATATGACAGAAGGAATGTCAACAGCTAATCTCAATTATTATAGGGGCCGACCAATGGTAACTCCACGAGTCCCTAACAGATAAAGACCTATAAAACCAGTAACAAAAATCGTAATCAACATTAGACTTACTCCTATGTCTTATTAACCATCCTACAAGCTAATTATACCAAGCTGTCAAGGGTTTGTCAAGTACTTTCTGGCGATTTTCTGAATTAATTTGTGTGTGTGGGGAATTTGTGACGGGAGTCTGTGGATTTTAACTACATCAGCCTCATGTTTTTTTATACCTTTTTAATGATTAGTATATTTTACTACATTTCACCGTATAATGAGTAAATCTTTCCGCATCACTTCGTATTCGTCTTTAATATTATTCTACATCCATTCTTTTCATATTCACCTTCATACCATACTCTTGCATATGTTGTTGGTATTGATATACGAGGTTTCGATCTTTCTGCTGGCAGTGTTTCTCTATATGCCTTTCGACCTTCTGGCGTATTCGGATATGTGACACAGCCAATCTTCAGAATAATATTTCTCCTACTCTTTCCGCATAGTGTAGTACGCAAAGCATTTCTACTGGAAATTTCTCTTGCCATATGGATAGTTGAATGAAATACTCTCCACACCATGCATATGTGGTGTTGTTAACTGGTATGTTCTCTAGAATCAATTGTGTTCTCCCTGTACATATATGTATTCTACTAAATACAAGGTACTTGACTCGTAAGCACATATGGAGTATAATGGTAGCATGAAACAATTTAAAGAGATTATAGAGGGGATTACTAAACCTGTTGCAATGAGTACTATCTCGAAAAAGATGCAAAGTGCTCGTTCCAAAATTGTTGGTAAGTCGATTAAACCTCAAGGAATTGCAAAAGCTCTAGAGAGTAGTGTTAAGAAGGAATATGGTGTAGAATTTACATATAAGTTTGTACCTAACTTTCAAGGTGGAGATATGAACGCAAATGCATATTATGATCCAGAGGCGGATGAAGAAGGTGATACACCTATGGAAGTGGAACTACTGTTTAGTTCAGATGATAAACAGGGAATAGATATAGACAATGAAGGGTTTGATGTATTAATAAATGTTATGGCTAAGAATATAGCACACGAATTACTACACAAATCTCAATTTTCTAATAGGGGATATGTTCAAGCAAAACCATTTAAGGTATCAAAGGGGATTGATCCAAAAATAGCAACTGCACAAAAATACATGGGAAATAGTGATGAAATCGAGGCATACGGACATAACATCGCAGTAGAGTTAATGAACAATTTGGGTTCCAGAAAAGAGGCCTTGACAGCACTAAGAAATTTTGTTAGAATACCACCCAATGTATCACCAGACTTATATGCATATTTAATTGCTTTCGGTATGGATAAGAACCATCCAGTGTTAAAGAAACTGGTTAAAAAGGTTATATTGTATTTAAGAGAGCTGGATAAATGATGAAATTTAAACAAATGTTGAACGAAGACAAGGGTGGTAAAAACCTACATCTTGAGCATCTAGAAGATGAGATATTGAACTATGGTGTGAATGGTGGTCGAGCAGCGATTAATTTTCTGCGTAGTCTGCGTGATATGATGGCTGGTGGTACTCGTTCTTCTGTGAATATGACTGTCAAGTGGGATGGTGCGCCAGCGATCTTTGCTGGTATTGATCCTTCTGATGATACGTTCTTTGTTGCAAAAAAGAGTGTGTTCAATGTGTCTCCTAAGCTGTACAAGAGTAATGCAGAGATTGATGCTGATCTGAGCGGTACGTTGAATGATAAGTTTAAGGTTGCATTGGCGGAATTGAGTAAGCTGGGTATTGATGGTGTATTGCAGGGCGATCTTATGTTCACTGATGATGTGGAGACTACTGATATTGATGGCGTGAATTACTATACATTTCAACCCAATACGATTGTCTATGCTGTGACGGTGGATAGTGATTTCGGTAAAAAGATTAAGGCTGCGAAGATTGGTATCGTTTGGCACACAACATACACTGGTGATACTTTGCAGGGAATGAAGGCCTCATTCGGTGCAAATATTGCGGGGCTTAAGAAACCTAATAGTGTGTGGATGGATGATGCTACCTATAAGGATACGTCTGGCACGGCAACGTTTACTGCGAGTGAGACAGCTACAATCACCAGTATATTGAGTGATACAGGTAAGACGTTTCAGAAGATTAATTCGAGTAAACTAAGAGGACTTCTAAAACTACAAGGGCAGTTTACTGGTACGCTTGCAGGAGCATCGTTGAAGACCTATAACAACAGTAAGGTACGAGCAGGCGAGAAAATTTCTAACCCAATGGCTCATTCCAAGGGATATGAGGCATGGGTATATGACTCGATTCAGAAACAGATTGACAAGGCAAAATCCGATAAGGGTAAGAAGAAATACGAGGATATGCAGAAGGAATATATTCGTGAGTTGCGTAAATTCACTACGACACTGACAGAGGTGATCAAGTTTCAGAATTTACTAGTCGAGGCCAAGTCTCGAATCATCAGCAAATTGGATCAGGTCAAGTCTATTGGTACGTTCATCAAGACAGCAAACGGGTTCAAGGCGACTAATCCAGAGGGATATGTGGCGATAGATAGAGTGAGCGGTGGTGCAGTCAAATTGGTTGACCGCATGGAATTCTCGTTCAATAACTTCACAGCGATAAAGGCATGGGACAAATGAGAGTAAGAACAGCAGTTAGACAGGTTAGGCCTCGTACAGAGGAAAAAATCAATCATGTAGATAAAATACAGAACCTATTATCTGAATCCAGTACCAGTGATGCTACAAATGGCGAGAAAGCTATTTGTTTTGCGTATAATCATTTTATACAAGGAATGGATGAAGAGGAAGCATTATCGAAGGCAGGAATAGAAAAATTACCACCCGCTGCAAAATGGGCGACCTTAGTAGCTACTGGAAAAGCAGTGGTTGAAAACAGTAGTTTTGGTAGTAGAGGAGATTTTTTGATTCATGCTGGAACTTCCTCTGCAAAAACTTACTATGAAAAAGGAACTGATACAACTTCTAAATCTGATTTATATATAAGCGATAATACAAAACAAAATATTTCATTAAAAAAACAGGGAGATACAGGCGGTGGTGCTCAACTTATGAGTGCTATGGCCGGTGAAGCAGAAGGTGTATTTAAGGCTGCAATTGCACATTACGAAAAGTCTGGTGGAGTGATAGCTGATACACCAGAATTTAAATCTGCTATGAATATTTTAGAAACTGAAATGGCCAAAACTTCTACTAATAGATTGAATGTTGAAGTTGGGGCTGGTAAAAAAGATTTTGGTGTATGGTATGCTGGTGAGCTTAAAGGTAAAAGAGTAACGGAGAAACCACAAAGTACCAGAGGACAAGACTTACTTAGTAAATACAAAAGGGATAAAAAGATTACAGATGCAGACATTGTGAATTTTTTAAGGGGGGAGCTTTCTTTAGTTGGCGCAGCACCAACCAAACTGCGAAAAGATAAGGAATATGTTGATAAATTACCAAATGAAACACCTCAAACAAAAAAACAAATAGATGTTGAGTTGGG